TTGATTTGTTCCTTGAATCCTATTTCCTGCGTGGTAAGTTACAGTCAACTTGTAACCTCAAGCGATTTGTACTTCGACAGCAGATCCGTTTTTCCAAATTTTAGTAAAGACACCTTCATTATTAGCATCAATTTTCTTAATATATATGTCTCTTGTTCCAGTTCCTACTGTTCCAAAAGATGATGCTGTGCCTGTATAAGTAGTAGTAGTAGTGTTTGAAAATTCGTGAACAGCAGTTGCTCCTCCAGCAGAAGCTGCTTCCCAAGTCATTCCACCTGTATTTCCTGATCTAGCAGTTAATACATATCCGTTTGTAGGTGTGTTTGAGACTTTAAGATTTGCCTCGTCAACTATATTATCTGCTATTGTTAAAGCAGTACTTCCTGTTACTTCACCTGAGTGAGTAGCATTTGTAACTTTTGCTGTATTTGCTGTTACTGCTGAATTATTTGCTACCTCTGTATCAAAGTCAGTAATTGTACTTGCAGCTTGAGTATGACTTGAAGCTGCAACACCTGCTTCTGCTAAAGTATTGTTAATCCATGCTGAACCATTCCATTTCAATAATTCTCCACTTCCTATTGATGAGATAGTTACATCACCAATATCTGATACTGCATTGACTACACCTCCACCATATCCATACCAATAATTTCCTTTTCTGATAAGAATTGTAGGACTTGTTGATGATAGTGTTTCATTTGCATTGCTGACTGTTTTAACATGTCCATCAGCAGATGGAGAACTTGTATTTGTTAATGTAATTGTGTCACCTGTATCTGCAAACAAATAGATTAAATCATATTGATTTGTATTTGTAATTGCTAGTTTGTCTAAAGTATCAGAAGTTCCTGATTCTGCGGCAACTACTGTAACTGTATCTGTTACTGTTGCTACTCCGCTTGATATTGTTATTGTTGCAGTTGCTGGTGTAAAACCCAGCATTCCTTGTGGATCTGGTGCTTCATTCCATTCATTAGAACCTACAGGACTTGAACCGTCATCTGGATATGAACTTGTATTTACCTGTGTTGCGTGTTTATAAAGTGCTTTTCGTGCCATCTAACTCAGTTACCTCTAATAGTTTTATCTACCGAGGTGAGTTTGAAACTAACAGTTTCTCCGTATTGAACTTTATCATCAAGTCCTCCGCTTCCAGATGGAAATTTCATGTTAAGTCTCTCTAATAGTCTAAAGACACCTGCGGCTGATATAGACATTATGTCTATACTCCGTTCATTGTGTGATTAACGTATAGGGTTAGTGTATCAGTGTTTGTTTTGTGGAAACTTGCAGGTGATGCAAAGTTCCAGTGTGTTAGTATTTTTACACCGTCAGCAGGGGTAGCATCTGTATCTAAAATACATCCACCTGTGATTGGGTTTCCAGATGCTGTATTGATTTGTGCTGTAGTCCATTCAAATTTATAGGTGATTACGTCTGTACCTTTTCCAGTATTGTCTGAATCTGTATCATTGGCTTTTGGATATCCTGATGAAACAAGTTTTTCAGCACCAGATGTTGTGATTGGGGTTGAAACTTCACCATAATCGTCTGTTTTTGCTGGTGTATCTGCACTAGAAGGGTTTTGTAATATGCAACTTGCCTTGGTTTTACCAAAGTTTTCATTGCTTGCTGGGGTATCTCCTGCACCTCTTATAGCATAATATATATCTCCGTCATTAGTTACTATGTTTTTACCATAGAACCATTCTTTATTTCCATTTACATCTGTTCTGACTACACAGATGTTGTTTTTTGGGTCTAGTTTAGTTTGATTTTTTCCGAACATTATGTTTTATCTTAAACTATTGTGCTATTTAAAGATTACGAACTATACAGGAGTGTTTACTATATTTGCCTTCTGTGTGCTTATAGATTCACCAAATGCCTTGTCTAAATCATATGAATCAAACATATGTTCTCCCAAATTTATTACTGTTTTACCCTCTGGATAGTAATATTTTATACTTTTCACTGATAATGATATTGGGTTTCCAGCAGTACCTACACCGTGATCTGGATCTTCTACCTCAACCTCATAATTCTCACGAATATGGTTTACTAGTGTTGGTACGGTTATAGTAACTCTTCTGTTTGATGAACTAAATTTACTGAATATTCTAGTACCAACAGTGGCTAAATTTGTACCTCCTGCGAATTGTGGTACATGCATTGTTTTGGAATACATGCCTTCTGTAGCAAATGTAGATGATTTGACAGAATATTGTTTATTAATATTAAATGCATCAACATATGTGTATTTTATTATGTATGTTCCAGTAACTCTAGCTCCTAACCATATTTTTTTATTATAAAAATCAACTTTAAACTGAGTTGAGGATGGAGCACCAGATATTTTAGACCACATAGGTAGATTATCACTAGCACCTAATCTTTCCAACTCAAGACCGTTTGGATCAGTTACCTGAATACTAATTGGTTTACCACGCATTATATTTGCATTTTGTTGATAACCTTCACCAGATGTTAATGTAGAACTCCAATCACTAACACTATTGTTAAGAACACCTTCTATCGGTGTAGTGTCTGCTAACAATATAAGATGAGTAATTAAATTTGTATCATCTACTCCAAAATCATGTATTCTTGACTTAGCACCTTGTTTAAACAATATCTTATCATGTGATATGTCATCATCTTCTAATAATAAAGTACCTCTAGGTGTTATATGAAACGATGCATCATTATTTCCAGCCATTGTAAGAAGCAAAATATTAGATAAAATACTTCCCACTGCATGATATTGTGAGAAAGATGTGGTCAAATTATCATTAACAGTTGCTATATTAATTCCTAAGTCATAAACATCAATCAAATCCTCCAATATATCCCTTCCATCTTTGCTATAATAGTGATTTTTTTCTATATCAGAATCACCAGTAGTCCATGTTGGAAAAATATTGTAACCAGAATTACTTATTTCTACATTATGTAATTTATCAGACAATCCCTTACAATAACATACCTTATGAGTTGATTTTTCATCTATTTTCCAAACAGTTCCACCGAATTTCATAATTTCAGTAGGTCTTCTAGCAGATCTTAGCGTATCATACTGGTCATCTGTCAATGAATCACCCGAATAAATCCTAAGTTGTGCAAATTTTAAACCGTCATCTGCTATACTAGCACCAGATCTATTACCAGCAATATACAATGGCTCTGTTGTACTACAATCTCCTGTAATAGTTGCAGTTCCATGTGAAACACCGTCTACAGAAAGTGTAACCAAGTTATTAGAGTCTCTTTTAACTCTTACCCATCTGAAATTTAACATATTACCACTGTTAACATTTCCACTACTTCTATTAACATCTACATTACCAGTTATACTTGTAGTTGAACCTCCTATTTTCATATCCAGTTTCAAATACATTGGAGTTGAATTGGATGAACCAGATGTGGTTGACAATTCAATGGAATTTGTAGATGTACCTTTACCAAACAGATATGATGTTGTTGAATTAGGACTACCATAAAAATTTCCAACTAAAAGAATAATATCAAATTGACCAGAAAAATCCAAATGACTGTCATGTGTCACTTTAATACATCTTCCTGAATTAGTATTTCTGTAATAATATCCGTCTGCACCTTCATTAAATGATCCCTGATGTATACCAGATGTTGTCTCATCACCGTCTATATTATATCCTGACTCATCCCTTGTATTATGTTCCATATTCCACAATCCTACTAAATATTTAGGACTTATAACATCCTGTAAGTATTGAAACTGATCTCCCTTGTTAACTGTGTATTTTCTTGGTATTACAAATCTTCCTGCATCTACAGCCCTTGTACCATTTTTTTCTACAACTGATGATATTAGTTGTACAGGTTTGTTTTCAATGTATAGTCTTACCTTTTCATTCATTAAGGCATCACAACGACTTTTTCGTCTGATTTTAATCCGTAACCACCAGCTTGATTAGAAGCTGCAACTTTCATAGAATATGTTTTTCCACTAACAAGTTCTTTTCCCTTAATCTTATCCCAACTAGTAGCAGTAAATGCTGATCCATCTTCTTTCACAAAATCTGTTGCATTATAATTAGTGTCATCTTTCCATGAAACTTCATAATTACTTCCACCTGTAACGTGACCAGCCAATTCATTATTTCTAGCTGTGGTACTAACAGAAACAGTATAATCTGGTTCACCTGAATATGCACTTGTATCATCCTTTACCCATACACCGTAATGAGTAATTGCTGATGCAGAATCGCTAGGTATACTCCAACTTAAAACCATTCTTGTTTGTGTTCCACTACTTCCACCTGAATTGTTAACAGTACTTGCAGTGACGTTTCTTGGTTCACTTGGAGCATCAGTCTCATAAATTGAGATGACATTACCCATAATAAATGTAAGACTACAACTGTAAACTACAGGGCTTGAACCCTCTATGTTGGCATTAACTCTTGTAATAAACCCTTCCATTACACCCATGTTTGGTATTTTGATAAGGTATCTGTCAGATAAATCTCTACCTTGAAATTCGTTTAATATCCAACTTACAATTTCACCTGAATCAGTATAACTGTGTGAAGCCCATGTTGCACTTGGGGATGAACCAGCATAGAATTCAGTTATATCTGTATCTATTGCTGAACCTAATAATTTGGTTGTAGATGTTAATGGTTGAGAACTGTTGTTAGTCACTTTCCAATTAATTGTAACAGACTGTGTATTACCTTCCATTTTTACCAGTACATTTTCACTTGCATCCTCTTGAGGTAATGCCATAGGTGATACTGGTTGATCTAATGATATGTTTACACTTCCTAAATTGTCAATTTCATATCTAAAAGTTTGAACAGCGGCATTGGCAGTGTTCATTGAGGATGTTTTGTATATTAAAATTGAGCCTGATTCGGTCATATCCTACCTCTCCTTGAGTTAGCCTCTTGAACCACATCTAATATGGTCTGTCTGAGATTATTTAAGTCTTGCTGGGAAGCAGACATATTCTGTATATTTATGGTTATTCCTCCAGATCCTCCACCAGAATTAGGTATTACTGTTTCACTACCTCTCTCACCAAATTCATATATCTGACCACTTTTACCTACACCTAAAATATGCTCATTGATTTGCCCTCCATCAGCCATTCCTATTCTACCGTTACCATTTAGATCAAGATTAGCTGCATTTTCAATAGCACCTGTTATTAAACCACCAAGGTTCATAAATGATGTACCTATTCCTGCAAGACCGTCTTTCAACCAGTGATATACTACCCAAAACATATCACTCCAACTATTTGTTATACTGTCAAATCCATCACCGATCCATTTTTTTACTGAGTCAAACATAGCATTCCAAGATTTTGTAACAGTGGTTAATCCACCAGCAATCCATCCCATTACAATATAAAATATATTATTCCATTGAGCAGTTATACCATCAATACCGTCTGAAACCCATTTTTTGTAATCAGTCCATAATTCATTCCATTGTGGTGTAAGTTCATCAAGACCTTCTGTAAACCATTTGTTTATCGCTTGACCAATGGCATTGAATCCTGTATTATCTCCTTCTCCTAAAGCTCCAAATATTAAATCACCTATTGCGAGAGGTGTTATTGCAACCTTCAATACTTTCCATATTTCTGCTCCCCAATCTACTTCACCCCATAATGCGGCAAATGCTCCTCCTACATCACCGTCTGCTAAAGCACCTAAAGCACCAGCTAGTTTTGTACCAATCTCAGTTCCCCATTTCATCATCTGTGGGTACATCTTTGTGTACCAAGGTATGATAAACTTTCTAAGTAACATAATCATTATTGGTCGCATGATAAAACCAAAGAAGTCACCTATTGGTCTTAATACCATCATAATACCAAACTTGAGTAATTTTTGTATCTGTTGCATCATAGGTGATGCATCAAATGCCATTTTCAATACCTTTAACAATATACCAGCAGATCCTGCACCTATCATCATTCCAGTCTTATGTTTACTAAAGAATTCTTTAGCACCTTCCATTTTACTTGCAAGTCCAGATTCATCTTTATCTTTTACTTTATCTCTTAATGTTGCACCTCTTGCTCTTTCCTGATCACTTGCCTTAGACCATCTTTCATCTCTACCCTTGCCTTGATCATCACCAATACTACCATATTTTTTAATCAGTTCTTGTAACTCAGCATGTGCATCTTTATATTTTGCATTCTCTGCTATATAATTTTCCACACTGGATGTTAATTTTTGAAACACCAATCCAGCAGTAGCACCTTTGGTTATCAAACCAGTAAACATTTTCATTGAATTTGTACCACCCTTCAATTCTTGTGATAATCTTTTCATAGCTTCTACATTTTCAAAGTAAGATCTCTGTCTTTCCATATTCTGCTTATGTATCTTATCGTGGTCTACTTTTGAACTGGTTGTGCCTTTTTTGGCTGTTTTAGTAAAATCCTCTAAATTTTTGTTTAATTTCTCAAAAGATTGGGTTAATTTCTCTAAAGTCTTATCAAGAGCATCAACATCTACACCCTCCTGTTGAGACTCATCTTCTACCATAATTCTTTATAAATGTTATACTTTAAAAAGATTTCTTGGTACGTCTATTAGAGGATTCCTGCCTTTTCTGCTCCATATGTATTGCTATGATGTTTTTTAGGTAATCTCTACCTAGAGAATTGACTTGATTTTCATCCCATCCAAATTCTACTGCACAGAAGTAGTAGACTGAGTATCTATGTCTGTGTTTATCTGTGAGCCTGTGAAAGTCTCCACCCAATCCCCTAAATACTTCGCTAAAGGGTAGTCTTTCATGACCTCCTTCATGATTTCTGTAGCTTGACTTTGTGTTAACTGTCTTACTGCATTTGTATCTCCTACAGGGAAAGGAGCCTTTCTTAATACTTTTATCAATATATTCATTCTATATTGAGGTATGTTTACTTTTGGTTTTGAAACATCTGATAAATCTATTGAATTGGAAAGAATTGATTCCATTTCACCGTATTTAATATCGGTTTCATATTCAATGGTTTCTTTTGTTCCGTTATAATCTATCTCAAAACTCTTTATAACCATAAAAGAAATATATTAGGCTTACTAATAAACCTTACTAGTCTGCTTTTACTGCTTCTATTCTAACATGTTTAACTTGCCAGTTTATCTCTTCAAATACTGGTTCTGCTGGCTCTAAACCAGATACATTATGATCACCTATTGAAAGACCTACACCTGTTATTGTTATCTCTCTTCTACCAGAACCACTTACACCATTGGTGAATTTTAATTCAAATTCAGGTGATCCTGAATATTTATCTCCCCAAGTTTCTTTGTATGCTGTACCTTTTAATTGTGCTATTACTGCTTGTAAAGCATCATCATTCTTCCATGAAGCCTTAAATCTTCCAGTAACATCCAATATTCTTTTGACACCAGCTACTGCTTGGTTAGAACCTAATTGGTATAACAAGTCACCGTTTTGTGCAAAGTTGATATCAATATCTTGTATCTCTGCTATTACAACACTTGATGAACCGTTTGATAATTTTAATTGACCGTTTGCGAATGTGAATGGAGCTGAACCTTCTGTTGGTGCAGAACCAAAACTAGTTGATGGTGCATCTTCTTTTCCATATTGAATATCTGCTGAACAATTTACAACATCACCTACTGCGGCAGTTATACCTAATGAATTAATAATACATCCTTTTACGGTTCTTGTCATTGTATCTGTTTCTCCTTGGAAACCTATTTCTGTACTAAATGTATTACCTACAAATGTTTTAGCGGCAGCTCCTTGAGCATTAGTTGCAGGGTATAGATATGGGGATGCGTGTGTTCCAGCTCCTGTTGCACTTCCATAAAATCCCTTAAAAATATCATGTGAAGTAACATCTGATAAAACAAATCCCACCGACAAAGTACCAGCCTGTGTACCATAAGCAAATGTTGCTGGTTCTACTTGACCTAATTTACCCAATTTTATTCTATTTGTTGTTAAAGTCCATCCAGATACAGATGCCTTTAAACCAAAAGATTTGTCTATTGTGGCTGATCCTGCATAAGCTGATTCATAACCATATTTAACATATGCATATGCACCAGTTCGTACCATGATTTTATATAACTGGACACCGTATTTAAAGATTTCTAACTGCTTTCTGATATTCTCATGGATATTGTAATTATATGATTGAACATATTACGCATGTATTGATTTCTTGTATATGATGCAATTACTCTTAAATCAGTATAATCTGTACCTCCTCTAATCTTACTTTTTATGATTCTTATCACTTCTGACACAATATCTGCATGTCTTTCATCATTTTGATAAGTCCTAATATCCAAATCTATCGTAACATCGTGCCAGTGATCATTTCCATAAAGACCAAAATATTTGATATTTTCTGCTTTTGGTGTCAAAATAATCTGATCTCTTCTGTCATCTATAAAACCCACAGATCTTCTTTCCCATGCTTTTTGTACATTTGGAACATTGTCAGAAGTCCAATTATCAACTAATATTGACTCTAATAAATCAGCAGATGTATAGCTTGTACTAGTCATCCTCATCTCCTCCTCCTGTTAACCATTCCCACTCAGGTCTTTCCATTATGAACTACTCCCATATTGCCAGTCTTTAGTATATGGAAATCTATTCCATTGTTCATTTTCACTATAAGTTCCTTGAGATGGTCGCATATTTTTTGTCATTTCATCCCAATCTGAATTTGTCATATCTGCTGGTTTTCTTCCAACATACCAAATTTTTCTTGATATTTTAAATGCTATGGAATCAATCAAATCCTCTTTTTGCGATGCAGTAATTGCATCACTTAAATTTGTACCTTTTAATTCATTATATTCGTTAAGCAATTCCTCATTGGTTTTTCCTTGAAATTTTATTTCTTTGACCCATTGTTTAATTCTTGATATATTTGGTTTAGCAGTTGCTGGTAAAATATATTGAGAATAGCCTTCTGGTAATTTTTCTTCTGGAAACTGACCGCTTTTTTGTAATACTGCTGTATCTGGAGGTTCATCATAGATATTTTCCTCTGGTCTAAACATTGCCTTCAATCTGTCTATCAAGCCTTTTATACTTCCTTCCTGCTCCATATCAACAGATTTTATTGTTTTACCAACATCAATATGTACTTTTTTACCATTTAATTTAGCGGTAAAACCTGCCTTCTTTAATTCATTAACAGTTTTTAATTGTAATGATCTAGCAAACTTTAATTTCATTATGGAATCACGAATATTTCCCTGCGATTCTCAATACATTTCTCAATGTCCTCTTCCCATTTTCTTTTGGATTCGGATGTATTAGACATTCCACCAGAGGGAAGCTCGTCCATTCTGAAACTTGTGTTAAGTATTTCTATTGCTGTCATTTTTACAACAGCATCTTCAACATCGTAAGGAATAGTTGTATCTCCTGAATATTCTTCTCCACCATATCTGTAAGTAACTCTTACTCTGCTTTTTCTTAGAATACTGAAAATAAAACCTCTTAAAGCAAGTGTACCTCTTTCATATTCCATGTCATACCAAGATTCATTACCTAGTATATTTTCCCATGTTGCTGATGCACCTTGCCAAATTTCTATTTTATCTCCTGATGCTCCGTTTAAATCGTATATTCTTCTATGTTTAAGAAAGACAGGTGTACCCCATCCAAATTTATAAAGTAATGGTAAATCATGAACTTCTCTTGTTACTGTTCTGGTTCTCCATGCGTGACCAGTCCTTCTGTCAAATTCATCCTCTTTTCTATTGATTATTTTTTCAACCTGAGCCTTGTTTGGAGTAGTAGTAGCAGTGATTGGAGCACGAAGAAAATCTGATACATCTGCAACACTACAATAAGTGGTAGCCATACTTCATATATTGAGTCACTGTATTTAAAGATTCTATTTGAAAACTACAGTGTATTCAGCATTACCAGTAATATCTGCAAAAATACCGTCTTCAAAACGTCTGTTTATACCAACATATGAACCTTGTTGTTCTGAAAATATTGTAAATTCTTCTGTACCAGATGAAGTTGTTCCATTTTTAAATACACATTTTGAACCTGATGAACCAGTTTTTGAGACATATACACTTACAATAACTCCATGATTACCTTTAATTGTAGTATCAGCATTGAAAGATTTTACATTATGATTATATTCTACCATGATTTTATGTGGCATCTACGAATATATAAACATTATGATAAAAAAAAGGGCTGTTTTTGGACTCTAGTAGCCTATAACTAGAAATTCAAACACTTTGTTTGCAATAGAAGTTGAGTTTGCGACTTCTGCAAATACTGCTCCTGCTGAGCCTCCTACTGAAAAGAGTTTGATTTTTTCATTTGCTTTGTCATATTCTACTTTGTATAGTGAATCCGTATATTCTGGAATTACTGCAACTAGTGTAGAAATCCGACCTTCTTTAAGATCGGCTGACACTCCGTTGGTTGCATATGCATCAGAGCCACCTGCGGTGACTGTGACTTTATACACTCGCAACTTTGAAGTTAAAGCTGCTTGCCATGAGAGGGTTTTTCTCACGTTAGCATCTGTCCAATCTGATGTACTGATTGTTACTGCCATTAATTAGTGTAGCAAACACCTATATATAAAGATTAAAAAAAGTAAAAAGGGATTAAGAATTGACTAAAGTTTGATATCTCTAATCTTTCCTTGGGATTTGAAATGTCTACAAACAGTTTCGCCCATAGTTCTGAATACACCTTTCTCAACAAATGCATTGTTGACAAATGGGTATGCAGGGGTTCTTCTTGTTGCCTCGTAATATTCGGTAGGAATTGCGATTTGTATACCTAATCTTGGATATCCATAACCTTCTGCATCAGATGTATCTAATGCAAATAGTCTACCAATTTCTGATGCATCACCAGAGTCTGATGGTGCATCTTTTGTTGGGATAAATGGAACTCCATAAATAGAGTCTACATGAATTCCGACACCTGTTCCCTTGAAAGTTTGAATACCATTTACATCGACTTGAACTAAGCTCTCACCGTAAGGATTTGGAATCCTGACAGAAGGCATGTACAAACCTTGTATTTCGGAATAAACTTCATGAGATCCGAGGAAGACGTTTGGATCTTTACCAGCGGCAATTCTAATCTTTCTTAAGAAAGTTCTTAGAGTGTCGTCAGTAAGAACACCATTCGTACCTATGGTTCCACTTGCAGATTCAACGGTTGAGTCAAAGGTAGATGAACTATCTCTGTCTACTGTTGCGTTAGCTGCCCATGGATCATAGTAACCAGAACCAGAACCACCTAATGCAGATTCCTCTGCGTTACTTGAGATGATTCTATCTAGGGATTCAAAATCATTCGTACCAGCAAATGCACCTGATGCTACACTGCCTTCAACATCTGCTAAAAGCATTCTATTTAAGAACTCTTTGTGTTGAACAGCCATATACAAACGCAAACTGCCTAATCCACCCCAAATATCGTCTTTGGAGTGAGTTGCTAACCATTCCATAACTTCTGATGCTGAGAAAGGCAACTGAGCTGTCTTTGGTCTAACATCGAGTTCTTGGATTGTTGGTTTTACAGTTTCTGCGATAGTACCGCCCTCTGCTGTACCACCTAAAGCAGTATTGCCTGAGTTGGTATTTAGAGTTGGTTTTGCTGTAATAACACGCCAACCAGATTTATCCCAAGGGTACTTTGGCAAAATACCAAATGCATTTGCTTCAAGGTTTAATTGAGCCCATGCGTAAGCACCGAAGATAGCATTAAATGTACCAGCAGTTGATGTGGTTACTGGAGCATCTGCTTTTCTCAAGAGATTTCTGTTGTGTCCGTAATAGAGAGCTTCTAGTTCATCGATTGTCTTTACTTGAACCATTTTAATAAACTCCTACTTCGTCTGGTGAAGGTGTATAATACTTTCCAGTTAAAATTCCTTTTGCAACATTGCTCAAACCGTCATATCCACCAGCTCTTGCATCCTCTAGGATTTGTGAAGAATCAGTGTGTGATTTTTCAACAGTTTCTAAAGCTGCATTTGGTCTTGGTGTTTCGGTTGTGAATGTGTGTTGGGATTTTTCAACTAATTCTGTATCATCTGCTTTTTGTTGCATTTTTAATCCACCTTTGTCGGAGCTTGGTTTTTTGTCACCAGATCTATCGTCATCTAATCCTGCTTGTACAGAATTAGATTGGTAGGTATCTGGTACAGTAACTTTTGCACCTACATCGTCACCAGCCACTGTTCCTTTTGGGGATAGTGGTAGATCAGTTGGTGTTTCTAAGGCTTTTACTCTTGTTGCAAGTCCTTCGATTGCTTGTGTGGAAGCAAGTTGGGATTCTGCAATAGATTGTACAACCTCAGTTAATGTATCAATGCCTGATTTTACAGTTTGTTGGAAAGATTTTTCCGTTTCAACTAGTGTATCTGCTGATTTCTCAACAGTGTCCACTTGTGTTTCAGAATTAATTTCTTCGACCATGTTGTTATAAGATATGAAGATCTAGCCCTATATAAAGATTTATACGATTTCTTCGTTTGGTTTTTTTGGTATAGATTCTTCTCCTAACTTGATATTATGCTGATTTGTCTCATATGCAGACTTGTCTGCTATCTCTGGTTCTGTGGAATCAATTACTGCATCTTTTGCTTGTGATGCAACTTCTTTTGCCGCACCTGATGCTACACCAGATAATAATCTACCAGCTCCAGCAAGTAATGCACCTACCACTTTAGTCTTCTCTTCAACACTTGATACTTGTTGTGTCTGGTCTTCTGGAGATTTTTGATTTGCTGATTCAAAATCACCCATACCTCTAACACCTGAACCAGCACTGTTACCTATTGGATCATTCTTGATTTTTGGTGCTTTCAAGTCAGGTAAACCACCGTCTAATTTAGTAGGTTTACTCATTTTACCCATGCCTCCTGAATCAATATCATTGCTTGTTGTACCTGATATTAGGTCTGCATTTGAGAAATCATCACCTTTTTTCTTTAAATCTGGTCTTTTAACATAACATCCAAACTTGTCACATCCTATTTTCATCTTACCATTTGGTAGTTCTTCACCCTCTGATACGGCTTTTGCTATAGGATTGTAATCTGTAATTAGTGCCAATGGTACTGCTGGATCTTTACAAACAGCAACTTCGTAATGCTCAAGGTCTTTTAATTCGTATGCTATACTTCCATCTTTCATTACTTTTGGTGATCTATTTGTCTTTGTTGCACCTCCAAATGAAAGTCCTTTGTATTCTCCTGATTTAATTTTATCCCAAATTGATTCGTCTAATTCATAATTTTTATGTATTTTTCCAGTTATTTTAATTGCTGGATATGTAACACCTTCTGACTCAAATGTTGTTTTCATAAAATTAATGCCCTTACCTACAACTCTGTTAGAATGTGTATCTGTTATAGGTGCTCCTCTATCCATCCATATTGGAAGACATTTGTATAATTCATCGACTACTGTAATTTCACCCTGTCTATCTTTCATTTCAACAGTCAAGAAACCTTCAAAAAACCTTTCATCAGTGTGATCTAATACAGTCATTGACTTGGTAACAATCTTACTAATCATGCCATCGGTCATTATATATGATAGAAATAACAAGTATTTAAAGTTAGATAAAAAAATGAGGGGTATAATATACTAAGATATTACACTTACTCGGCTACTTTTTTTGCTTTTGAAACAGCATAATCAACTGAGAATCCTGCTGTCAAACCTATCAGTGCTAGACCTAGGAGGTCAATTCCTGATAAACCGATTGTTTGTGAAATAGCTATACCAGCAAAGCCTGATACAATAACAGCACCAAAGAATTTCTTTATGTCATATCCTTCGTCAGAATGTAGGAATCCTCTAATGGTGTTCAATATTGCACCACTAACTGTTGCTAACACAACTACTAATAATGGTTCTACCATAATACACCCAAATCTCAAGATA